GCCTTAGCAATTGCTTGCTGAATCTTGAGGTGAGACAATTGTAGCTGATCTGCGAATCCTATTACTCCAGAAACTATGGATTTAGGGATCATTCTTCGGATATTTGTTGCAACAGCACTATAACTCATACGGGTACGACTTATGTCGTGAATATTTTTAGGAATATTCTTTTTTAAACCGTAATTATATATGTGATTTGTACCTATGATAAAACAGCCTCCATATAGTGTGGCGTTTTGCATATTAACGGCCTCTCTTCCGTAAACACTTTTTGTTGGTGGCGTATACTTGTTACCCTTGTGATAAAAACCTACATTACCGTAAGCACTTTCTTTCTTTTCAAAAATAACATCATCAACGCTCATAAATTCAAAATCCATAACTTGAACAGTATACTGATCATAACCGTAGTTGTTTTGATCTATACCTCCATCATAACTTGATAATGAAAAAACATTAGGGTCGTTTCCATAACTGTTCATAACAGTTTTAGCCATTTTTTTATACTGATCCTCAGTAAACTGATCTCCTGCAATTCTTTTTAATTCAGAAATAGACATACGTTCAATATGACCCGCATACACAAGGTCAGTGAAGTTAGGATCGTTAGTGTAGCTGTGAACAAAGTAAGCGGGGTCTACGTACTTAGTTACAATACCGTAGTTAGGATCGTTCTCTCTTTTGACAACAGCCATACCTAAGCTGACTAAATCCTCTACGTTTCTTCTGTAGATTCTTTCATCAAAGTCATTCCAAGACAAGGTGAGATTTATTCCTATTTGAGAAGCGATTTCTGCTGCTGTTTTTATATTTGATTCAAGATATATTTCTACCTCTTCTGGGGTTTCAGGTAAGGAAGATGGATCAACTTGAACCTTTAAACCAGAAGCTTTTGCTTCTTCAATAATATCTCTATTTTCTACCCTTATTTTTATTTTGTTTTTTTCTATATCTTTTTCGCTCCTAGAAAGAGGATCTATTGCCTCTACATTAGGATACATCTTAGAAGAAAGTATCTTGTTTACTACAATTTTCACAAACTTAGGAACAATAGGAACTGGAGTCCAATCTAAAGACAACATAGATCCATCTCCATTATTTGGATCTAAAGATGAAAGAATCTGTTTGTAGATTGCAGTATCTTGAGTTCCATTTGCGTAATCTCTTGAAATTTCAAATTCTCTAAAGCGTTTCGCATATAGGGAGCCTCCAATTTCCACACCTCCCCACTGGGAGTAAACCGCCTTAGCGTAACTTAAACCGTATTGCTTTTTTAGCTTTTCGGATTGGTTAGCTAATGGGTCTGGGAAAATAGACTCATAATTTGATGAGTTTCCAGTATAGTCCATTTAATAAATGCTTTGTGTACAAAGATACAGATAAGAATTAACGGTTAATCGGGCGTACCTTCCTAAAGAACACCTTACTTTCAAAACTACTTTTAGTTTTTATTTTATTTGTTTTTTGAGCGGCTAATAAAGCCAAACCACTAGATATAGATAAGTCAAATTTAGTTCTATCGTCTATCTTAAAATTTATCCAGTCTTCAAGAGTCCTATTAAAGTACATTCTACCAAAACTCCCTGTTTCGTGATGGAGTCCTACGTTATCGTGAATGTAAGCTTCAATAGCTTGAGCGTGGGCTTGTATAACATCTTGAGAATTAGAAGGGATTCCTTTTGTTTTTGTTTTTATATGTGGTGAAGCAGGGGTTAAGTGAGCTGGTCTATCCATAAGATATCCGTCATAACCTCTTGACTCAAAGTATCTAGCAATACCGTATTTATTGTTCTCTATAAGTATAGGATAGCCATAAAACTTGGCAGCCATTAATATGTCTTCATAAAATATTTTTGCTAGCGGAGGCCTGCTTGCATACTCAGCAACAAACATATTTGAAGGATGCTCCATTGAAAACTTATTATATATATGACAAGCTCCTTTTGAAGACCTGTAGTCTACAGTTGTATCAATGTCATATGAGTCAACACCTCCACATCCCATAACCGGATTAGGTGGTATCATCTTATTGTTTTCTATTTTCTTTAGATTTCTTAAATCAGAAGGAGGTAACCAGCTAACTCTCCACCTACCATTATCGTCAGGTTTGAAAAGAACAGTAGTATCTTGTTTACCTCCGTCCCAAACAAAATTACCTACAACTATAGGGTTAGGGAATATATCATCGTTATGCTGAGTCTGCTCATATATTTTTTGAATATTAAAAAGACTGCTTTTTGTAGAGTCTCTAAATGCCTCATCCTCGTTAAAGGGGAATTGCCTAATTATCTCATTTAGTTCATAGCTATTATGCTGTTGTCCTTTTCTTTCGTTCTTTAAGAAAGTTTTAGCACCTATATCAGTTGGAGTTCCATCTTCCGTTATGATTGAGTTTTCAGGATCGTTTATTATAGGGTTTCCGTATGTGTCAAAAAACCCCTCTAAGGCTTCATAAGCTGGTATGAATATTGCGTAAAGTCCGCTTTTTGTTCTACCATTTTCATTTCGATCTGTAGGGTTTGAATCATAATATAAATCCCTATACTCTCTACCTCCCTTATCTAAAGGGTTTACTGTTGAGCCGACTAGTGATTTACCTATAACCTTTCTTCCGACAAGAAGACAAGTCCTATGTATTCTCCACACTTCACGTATATCAATTCCTTTTTCAAACTTACCCGCCTCGTCTAAAAACAAAAGGTGAGTCTTTGACCCATCATATGCATTACTAACAGTATTCTTCCAATTAACAATGGTATCTAAAGCTTCTCCTTTTTGTACGTTTTTATTTTTTTTTGTAATTCTCTTTGAAGGCTCTCTAAAAGCAAGTTCTTGACGAGGATTTGTTGTGCCATCTAAAATAGGCTGAAAGAAAAATGGGTAAAATTTAAAGATAGAAACAACCTTACTAGAAAAAACGGCTGATTGTGCGTCTGTTCCGGTCTTACTCATTATTCCTAACAGCTTTTGTTTTACTTGAGTGGCTTCATTGACCATAATGCTAGAGCTCATATTCGTATACCCAGATCTTCTACACTTAGTATATATCTGCCCCATACATCTCGGATCAGTTTCACAAGCAGAGAAATGAACAAATAGTCTTCTTTGAAATTCTAAATAGCTAGGATATCCGATATCTATCTTACTCCATTGCAAAAACATATAATGATGGCCGGTAATGTATGTTGGAACACCATTGTTATAAAACCACACACCTTCTCTTCTTCTTTTAAATTCCCGCTCTACATATGGAGCGTATTTATTTTGAAATTCTTTAGGGGCAGAATACCAGTCATCCATAGATGTTATAGTATTTAAATCTTTCGGCATATCATACCTTCTCCAATGCTGTTCCTTTTTAGGGAGGTCATTAAAAAGTATATCTTTTTTTTTGGGTTGCTTTGGTAGTTGTATGTTTAAACAAGCAATTATTGTTGTTTCACCTTCAGTATTGTTAGGACATATATTAATTATTGTCTTATTTTTTAAAATTTTAAGACCAGCCATTACTTCCTAACGAATTTTTCTGCAAAACCACCTCGATAATCTATTTCTTTAGATATTTCCCCATTCTCTCCCAATGAAGAGACTAATTCTTCTAGTTTTTGACGCTCTATAATTAACTCTTTGCAAGCCAACGCAGTATCCTTAATAGCCTGAAGTTCTGCTTTACGAGCAGACCCCGTAAGGTCTTGATCCACAGGCTTTTGTATTTCTAAAGTCATATTTCTAATTGCTGACTCCATTGCTTCGATTAAACTAATAGAAGCTTTTTCAGTAGTATATTTTACTTTTCTACTATTGTTAGATTTTGAATTAACACTCTCCATAGTTTTTTATCATCAATTTGCATTTCATAGTCGGAGTTTTTAGTAAACCAAACGACATCTCCAATTTTCAATCCCAATTCTTTAATTTTATCACTAGCATACATAATCTTTCCTTTGGTATTTGGAACTTCCTCAAAAGAAACAATCTCAATTATATCGCTTTTTAATTTAGCTTCAGGTTCAATAGGATCTAAAAAAACCCAATCATTCAAAGCTATTATTTCATCAGTGCCTTTTTTCTTAACCACATATGATTGCGTTGAATGGCCACCCTCTGGACTAAAGTTTACTTGATATAGTTTATTCTTTTCGTCAACTATCTGAGGGGTGATCACAACGTGATGATGAAAATACAATGTGTCTCCAACACTTACTGGTGTTTTGTACTTTTCTGGAATGCCAACAACCTCGCCTTCCATAACACGATGTTCAAACTCATTGAATTTCGTTTCGATATAAATCTCTACGTCTCCAATCTTTTTTGTCTCCTTCACGGTCTCTGGAACGTGAACTATAAAGTTATGTAGTGGTCTCATCAGAAGTTACAGTCAAATTCAAGTAATACAGGGGCATTCTCTACCGCCTTCCATAAGGCTAAGTCCCCATTTTTGTCCTTGATATAAATGACGTATCGTCTTTCTTTATATCTATCTAAATGTTTTCTGTCTAGTAAGATGGCGTTTACTTCACCAGCCCCAGCTTTTTGGCCAACGTAATAAGCCATTGCTTTAAGAGGGTCATTGCCCACGATAATTTTACGAATGATTTCCATTTTAATTTAAATTTAAGCATCTCCACCTTCTTTACTTAGCCAATAGTTTATATTACTAAAATCAATAAGATTGTCTTTATCATATGATCTTGCCAAATGAGACATCAAAGATGCTAATTCACTTTCATTGTCGACAAAGATACTAGAAATAGCATTGACCTTATAGCGTAATACAGAAATGTCTTCTTCTATTAAGCCAACACACATTAAAGACATAAAGTCTTTCTTAAGACCATAGTGATCTGCCAAGTCTTCTATATCTTCAAACTTCTCTCTAACCTTTATAAAAAACTCAAGCTTATTTTCTTCTTCTTTATTCATTACTGGTGATCAACTTAACACTTGATCTAAAGTACATAATTTCTCCCACACCATTACTTGCCCTGACGTTTATACTTGAATTATCATCACTAATGGCTGCTGATAGAGTAAATTCTCCAGTTGTTGTTGTCCCTAATTGTACAACTACAGAGTCTGAGAATATGGGTGTAGTCGATAGGCTCTGAGAATTCCATATAACGTGAAAAGTACCCATTCTTTTTCTGGTCTCATTTCCTATGAATACAACATAGTCTAGAACCATACCTTTAAAGCTACCTATTGGAACAGCAAACATAATAGCGTTAGTAGCTCCACTTGCCACGTTTGAACTTTCTGACCTCCTAAAGGTAGAGGCGTTTCCAGTATTTGCTTCCCTTATAACAAGATCAGTACCACCATAAAAAAGGGTAGCTGTACTAAATGAAAGCAGTTGAGACCCGGCTAAAACACCAGAATTATTAAACTGTATCTGAGTAGTGCTACCAGCGGCAGCAGCTGTAACTCCTGTAGTCACATAATCTTTTAAGT